GACGAGTCAAACTTGTAAACCTGAGTCGCTCCAGCAGCAAATAAAGCAACCTCACCGCCGAACTTACCGCCAAACGTAATAAGCAAATTCTGAGCAGCAGCATCAGAATAGTCAGCCTCAGACCTAAAAGGCGCATAACCGTTAGCAACGGGATAACAGTTCTTAGCGTCAGTAATCGCCCCTGTTACTCCGGGCTGATCTGGCAACCATTCACCAAAGATTAGTTTTGTCTCAGCCATGTGTCAGTTCCAGTAGGCTTTAATGTCCAAGTATTAGAACTTGGGCTTATGTCATCCCATGAGTCCGTTGAGGCCTCAACTACAATCCATGAATCATTACTTGCAGGAATATCCGTCCAGACATTCGTTTCTGGCGTTATATCTACCCATTCCTCACCAACAATGTATCCCTTACCCGTTATTGTCGCATTTGCAACGATAGATGCAATACCTTTTGCAGTTACCGTCGCTGTTGCATTTACATTAGCCTCTGCCTCAATGCTGGCGGATACGATGTATTGCAAAGTACCCGATGCAGTTACAGTCGCAGACGAACTAATTGACGCACTACCAGCTAATAACAGACCACCACTAGCCGATACCGTCGCAGCAGAGCTAATAGCCGCCGTACCAAAAATCGAGTAGTTACCAATAGCGGTAACTTGAGCAGTACCAGTAATTGCTGCATTACCGAATACCTGACGGAAACCAGACGCCGTGACTGTTGCCGTTCCGTTAATAGCCCCTGAGAAGTGGACTATCCGGAAACCTTTTGCCGTAACCGTAGCCGAGGCTGAAATAGCCCCAGCAGCAAACCTAGTGACCGTTGATGATGAAGATACCGTAGCAGAGGCACTTACAGCCGCTACAGCACGATGATCTACGGATGAACTACTAGATACTGTCGCTGTCGCACTAATCGCAGCAGACGCAAATACCGGATTGTCTCCGGTACTTGAGAATGTCGCTGAGGCTAACGGCGAAAAACCTAGCATTATTGCAATCCGCTAATCTGTGACGTTGTTAGACCTTCAATTTGGCTACTTGTTAATGCTTCAATCTGGGTTGATTCTAATACTGGGACAGGCTCAGTCTCAGGCAATGCGTACTTGACCCATTCCTCGCTAGACTGCGACCAAGACCACTTGTAACCTTCCTCATCAGCAGGTTTAGGATCACGAATCACCCATCCCGGCGGATACCACCAGACTACTTCCTTGCCTTCAGGCGCAGCAGGTTCATCAGGAACTTCAATCCAACCGTCTGTTCCATCTGTCTCTGGCTTTGGGATAGAACCGTTTTTAGAGTAGAGCATGGTCAGTCCTTATTGCAGAGGGAAGGCTGCGGTTGGAGCCGTGAAGTTCGCCGTGTATCTTGCGTAGCCTTTGGTAATTCGTAGGTCGTCAATGTAGCCGTTAAACGCCGCAAACGCAGTTCCAGCAACTGAATACCCTATGCCAACACCGCCAGTACTTGAATGGTTACCTGCGCTTGAGTAAGTAGAACCGTATGCTGTTCCGTTAATATAAAAAGTATGGGTGCTGCCACTTCTTACCCAAGCAAAGTGATACCAAGTGTTTGTAACTAATGTAGCGCCACCACTTCCAAACACGTTACCCGCGCCAACAAAATACGCATAAATTTTTGCGCTAAGAAAAGTAATTACCAATCCACCAGCATCGCTACCGTTATTTAACAGGGCTGGCTGACCACCAAGCGCACCAGCATAAAACCAACCTTCTACTGTGAAATCACCAGTGCCAAATGAAAGGTCTGGCGTACTTCTGCCAAACAAATAATCCCCAGTCCCATCGAAGTACACACTCGATCCACCGAACTTACTCTGTGTCGTGCTAATCTGCGCGTTGCCTAAAGTCTCAAGGTCGTTCTTGGCTGTAGCGTCTGTGATGCCAGCGTTGGTGTAATTGAGTAGTAGCGATGTGTTTGTTATATTTGTTGGTGGTGAATTTGGAACAGTAATAGTAGTCTGCGATGGGTCATATTCAGATGAACCTTTAATTACCCTCGTTCCACACAAATATCCGTTGTGATTATTAGACCCTCCAACTCTAGCGCCAACAAGTAACGGAGTTGAAGCGTTTGATGCGATTGAAAACGACGTTGTTGTAGCGGTGCGTGAGCCATTAATAAACCACGAAGTTCTACCTGATGGGTTATCGCGGCAACATACGATGTGTATCCATTGACCAGCGACAGGAGTATGCGCAGAATTAAACGAAGAAGTACCGCCGTATATATCAAGGGTTCCACTGTTATTACTCGGCGCAAATTTGTATAACGTCCATCCGGGGCCACTTGGGGCCGTAAACTTCTCTAAAATGTTTTGCTCGCCAGATAAAGTATTGTAATACGCCCACGTTTCAATACACCAACTTGTGCTTCCTGATAAATCAAACGCCGAATTGTCTGCAACACTTAAACTATCTCCCGTCCCATCAAAGTACCCACTACCACCTACTGTAGCCGCGCTATACGCAGCAGTAGGCGCGAACGGGCTGAAGGGTTGGACGGATGGGTTGCCGTTGACTGTGATGGTGAAAGCGTTATCGCTGTTATCTAAAAAGCGGTTGTCTTGGCACGTTAATAGTTCAACTTCGGAAGCTGTTGCACCTTGGCTAGTTTTCGTTAATGGTGATGTGCTTGGCGTGAAGTTCGCAGTATATAGAGCAGTCCCTTTTACAAGCCTGAAATTTGAAATGTAGCAAGCCACCATCGTGTGACCGCCATCAGCAGCACCAGCCCCGATAGTAAACGCACTAGAGTTGTCTGGAACTGTTCCAGAAACAGTCGTTGTTGCTCCAGATGTTCCATTAATGTAAACAGTCCATACATTGCCATTGCGGACAACAGCAATATGTACCCATTCATTCTGCGATACAGTACTAGTCGTTGTTATATCTACGCCCCAACTTGACCCGTTTAGAGTAGCCTGTAAATTCAATGTTCTTGATGATGTTAAATAGAGGCTAACCCCTCCATAAACACCAGTACCTGACCGCTTTGAAATGTACGCCTGATAAGTACTAACTGTTCCTGTCAGATAAGTCCAAAACTCCATCGTGAATGAGGAACTACCCATATCCAAAACAGCATTATCAGCAACCGTTAGATAGTCCCCCGTACCATCCAGATAATTCCCCCACCCAGTCTGACTAAACGGTGAGAACGTACCCTGCGTAGCGTTGCCGTTACGGGTAATGGTGAAGTTGTTGGTAGACGAGTCTAGGAACGTATTGTTCTGTGCGCCGTTAGTACCATCTCCGGGCAGCAATAACGTAACACGGTTAAAAAACTCGTCTACAGCAGCAGCTATTGCGGTTCTAGCCCCCAATAGCATAGACATAATGCCACTCATGACACGTTCCCAGTCACTACGCAAACCGTACCACTAATGAATAGGATCGTTGCAACTCCTCGAGTGGCTAACGTCATCGTATCCTTGTCCGTATTTGTGCCAGCGATATAAGCCGTCGTAATCGAGCAGGTAATCGTAATGTTGCCGCTAGTATTGTTGAAGATCGAGATAATGTCACCAGCCGCAAACGTCGAGTTAGGGATCGTGATTGATCCGCTAGTACCAACACCCACAAACTCACCGATGTCTGCAAGTGCTAGTGTGTATGAGCTAGTTTTGTCCGAACCAGATTGAGGAACATTCAAAAAGCCCAACGTAACGCCACTAACATCAGGCAATGTCTGAGTAATGTTGCTGTTAGTGTTAGCACTTTGTAAAGTATGCGTACCCGAACCGCTCGCATTACCTTGAACTTTTAAGTTACTCATGTTCTTTCCTTAACCAAAAACCAGCCAATAATCATCCGTTGGGACTGTTACAGAGCTTCCTGTGCTTATAGTTATTGCGCCGTAACTCACAGCATCATTGCCGCTAGTGATCGAATACGCACCAGATACCGTCTTAGATGTCTCCCAAATAGGGAATGTCACCGCATTACCAGATGTTTCTTTGTAAATAGCCCGATCAGCAGGATACGTTACGAATACATCCTTAGTGCCAGCAGAGAAGTTGACCAAAGCATCAGAGTTCGAGGACTGTAGAACCACATCCCGGCTTAAAGTGCCTGAGCCTACTGTCCCGATACCAACTTCCCACTCGTTCGATCCAGACAGGTAAATGGCGTAATACGTTGTATTTGTGTTGCCAATACCCGCCGAGAACGACTGAAAGCCAGTAGCAGCACCAGCAAGCGTAATCGTCCCAGTACCAGTAGTCGTACTGGTTTCCTTTACCCTGTCGTTAAGGACGAACGGCATTTATGCCAACGTAACGGACAGATTACCCGTTGAGATGGTGAAAATATCGCCTGTACCCACAGTCTTAGCCTCATCTAGAGCCGTATGGAACAGCAGGTTTCCAGACGTTGACGCATCTCTCAGACCGATATAGCTGACCGTTCCCCATGAAGCCGTAGCCGTTGGGAATGTCACACTCGCTGAGTTCGTCGTTACACCGTTACTAGGCGCACCAAACGTCACCGCAGTACGAGCATACGAGCCACCAGATACCTCAGTACCAGTATCCGCATCCGTAGGGTCAGACGTATAAAGAGCCACATAAACCGTCGTAGGGCTTGTGTAGCTCGTGTTACGGAGAACAGCGTTAATTACAGCGTTCTCTAGATAATTTGACATCTCTGCCATGATTTACCTCACGTTATAAGACATAGACATAGGCTGACCGCTGTATTCACTCGATTGGTCAGAGTTCGTAATCGCAGTTACAGCACGATCATACAAAGCTGCCCAAGTCTGAACACGGGCATCATTCATTAGGTACGGCTCGGCTTCCGCTAACGACGCATATAGCAAAGCATCAGGATAATTAGCTAGGAAGATGTTGCTAGAATTGCTATCTGATAACAGCGGAGGCTTGCCGTAGTACAACATCTGAAGCACATAAGTACCGTCTGGAGATGGCGCTAGCTGTATCTCAGCGCCTAGAATCGTGTAGTCGATAGGCTTACCACCCTCTGTAACCCTAGACTCAGCGTAGAAGCTATTAGGAGCCTTGTAGCGCAATGTAGTCACCGGATTCGTGTTCAGGTGAATATCGCGCATCTCTAAGAAGTCTGTCGGGAGTCCAACAGTAGAATCACCGCCTGTAGTCGATGCCGTTGCGACAATCAACATCTGCCGAGTCCGAATGTCTCGACGTAGCCTTTCCTCAGCTAGTCGGATGAAATCGGGGATAACCGACGTTAGATCACTACGGGCTAGATAATTCGCTACCGTAGTCTTTAAGTCCGAATAGCTAGTAAATGGCATATTATTCCTCTAACTGCTCAAAGTCCTTCCAGCCATATTCGTATGTACCTATGTGCTTGATGTGCATCGATAGCTCATGGTCTACATACGTCTGAAAGCCCTCAGAACCAGCCTTGACGCAGAAATATACATCCTCACCACATACACCGTTAGAACCCCATCCAGCATCAAACCAAGGTCTACCAGTCTTCTCAAATACTTCCTTACGGATCATTACAGCACCAAACCCAACCGCTGTAACCTCCTCAATTCCCTCTTTACCGCGAGAATCTACATTCGACCACTTACGAACCTCAGTCTCGCCTTCCATGTACCTAGTCAAAATCTTTGCCGTAGGTGTGACAGGCTTCCTTCTGGTCGTAGCATTAACCCCAACAATAGGCACATTGCGGCTTAACAAGATGTCAATGATGTCTGGTGGGAACCGCATATCGCTATCGATAAACAGCAATGCGTCACACTTTTCACTCAAAGCAACCTGCGCTAGCTTTTCCCGTTGATCGAAAATCAGCGTTCCCGGCATTGTGTAAAGGCTTAGTCCACCTTTACCGTCCTTGCAACGAACTGACGCATCGTGTGCAGCCATCCTCGCAAAGTCGAAAGCAAAACCAGTATGAACCTCATCCCTACACGGTACGCAAACTCCTACTCTCATACAGTTCCCCGGTACGTTTTCCAGACAGCATTATCAGGATCGTTCAGCCATTTAGCAAACCCGATCTCATCCACCACGTTAAATCCCTTCATAACCCCCTGCTGATTCAGTACATCAATCACCGTAAAGGGTATTCTGGCAACGTGATGAAGCTCGTTTAAGTGGCCTCTGCGTTCTTTATCGAATTCAAGTTGAGCCTTATTAGCCTCAATGATCTCGGTAACATCCTGTTTGGTCTCGATGATAATCCCGCCATCACCGTCTTCAAATGCTGTTTGAGTCCGTATCTGGTTACTCATAAATCCTTTCGTAGTTCTCCCCCACCATCAGGCAGGGGAGAGTTGCTACTTATTACAGAGACATATCCAAGTCCGCGATGATGCCATGAGCAGCCTCGTTCTTGACTTCCAAAGTAACTTCAGCCAAGAGTTGAGTGTTCTCGCTGTCACCAGTCTTAGCCAGATCATTAGTCTGGAATGGACGGAGATAAGCGAGTGCTGCGTACTCAGGATCAAGGATCAGAGCATCACGGGTACGCATGAAGCGGTTAGGAACAACCGACATCGTGCCAAAGTCCGACATATAAACGTCAGCCGCACCGATAATGGTGGTAGGAGTATTGCCCGGAGCCATGTAACGCTGTGCAGCGATACCAGCAAACGACGATACCTTCTGCTTACCAGCAGCACCAACCATCAAAATCTTAGGCGAACCACCTGATACGAACACCTCAGAAACAACAGTCTTCAGCAGAGTCTCGGTGAAGGTACGCTGAGTACCATCAGTACGAGTCGATACGCCGATAGTTGCTGGATCAGAACCGTCAGAAGCCTTGTCCGAGTTAGTCTTGATCCACGACAGGATCGAACCCAACTTACGAGCGATTGTCGATGTACCAGCCGAACGACCTTGGTTAGCGCACAGGATGGTTTCCAGATCGCGCTTCAGTTCAGCAGAAGCCTTAGCCAACTGATAAGCCTTTTCCGACTTACGACCAGCCTTGTTTACTGTGTCCAAAGTACCCGAAACCTGAACGGTCTTCTGGATGATCTGGGTGTAATTACCAAGACGAACGGTAGGTGACAGAGTTGCCGATGTAGCGTCAGCACCTTCAATCGCAGCGTTAGCAGTAGTAGCTGCAGCCAGCGAGTCAGTCTGCCATTCGTGATTAACGGCAGTAGCTTTGGTCTTGCCAATCGATGACATGAATGGTGTCTCAGTTGGCGAGATGTCATAGATGATGTCGGTCAAATCTTCCCGCTGACCAATCGCGGTATGTGCTGTAAATGTAGGCATGATAATTCCTTATAAAAAACGTTCAAATGCTTTAGCGGCATCAGCGACCCTTCCGGTCTGCTTAGCCCTAGCCTTAAGTTTCTTCATCTCGTCGCTGCTATCACGAGGCTGTGAAACTCCCGACTTCATTACCTTCGGAGCCTCGTTAACCTTCTTCGTGATGCTCGGCTTTGCAGACTGTAGCTTGTCGTACTGCATCGCCTTGTACAACGTTAATACTGCTCGCGAATCATAAACATTCGCTAATTCCTGATCTGAGAATCCCGCCTTGATTCCGAATTCACGGAGTTCACGACGTAATGTCTCTCCCTTCTGCGGGTCAGCATACTCAGGGATAACCTCTGCCAGCTTACGAGACTCAGCCTGTACTACCTGACCAAGTTGCTCCTGCTGCTCCCTCTGTTGCTGATCGGCAATCCTAGCCTGTTCTGCTCGAACTTGGGCTAGCTGCTTCTCCCGCTGAGACAATTCTGCGACCTTAACTGCGTAACCGATTGGATCGGTTTCCTTCAGATAGTCCAGATTCTCAGTTTCCGGCTGCTGGTTAAGCATCTGCTCAATCACTTGCAACCGTTCCGCATATTGGTCGCGGAGATACCTAGCTTCCTCGATACGCTGGCGTTCTGCTTCTACAGCCTTGCGTTCTTCAGCTACAGCTTGCGATTTCTTCGTATAGTCTGTGCCAAGTTGATAAGACTTGATAAGCTCATCAAGGGTTACCTCACGTTCCTCACCAGCGGCTTTCACCCTGTATTTAGGAGGCTCCTCGGCTTCTTCTTCACCTTCATCTTGTTCTACCTCCGATTCATCGTGAGATTCCTCGG